ATCATTACGATTGGCATATAGATAGTCACGGTAAACCATATAAAAATGGATTAATACGCAAATTAAGTTTTACTATTTGTTTAAATGATGATGAAACATTAAACAACAATTACACAGGTGGCGATTTTGAGATTTGTTTACCACACCCTTATCATAACAAAAATAAATATTTTAGATTTAGAAAAGTATTTAAACAAGGTACAATCATAATATTCCCATCACATATCTGGCACAAAGTACACCCTGTAGTATCAGGTACACGAAAAGTATTAGTCGGCTGGGTTGTTGGTAAAGCTTTTCAATAAGTATTACTATGACAATTACCAGATACATTATCATAGATAAATTTAATGAAGTTTTTATCAAAATAGAAGCAGACTCTGGTATTCGTAAAGAGTTAAGCGATCATTTTACTTTTGAGGTTCCTGGTTACAAATTTATGCCTCAATATCGTAATAGATTTTGGGACGGAAAAATTAGATTATTTGATTACGCAAAAGGTCACATATATAAAGGACTGTATCCGTACGTATTACAATTTTGTAAAGATAATGATATTCAAGTTGTTGATGGAACTAAAATACAAGACACCATAGTAGATGATACTAAATTAGATAGTTTAATCAAGGCACTTAAATTACCACACGAAGTAAGAGATTATCAAAAAGAAGCTTTTAAATATTCTATACAAAAAAATAGATGTTTACTTGTATCGCCTACAGCATCGGGTAAATCTCTCATAATCTATCTTATATTGATATTTAATCTATTACGACTAAAAGATACTAAACAAGACAAAATCCTGATTATAGTGCCCACTACATCGCTTGTAGAGCAGTTATTTAAAGACTTTAAGGATTATGGTTATAATAGTGAAAGAAATGTACATAGGATATATTCGGGCCACGAAAAAGATACAAATAAAAGAGTTATTATATCTACTTGGCAATCTATATACAATTTACCTAAAAATTGGTTTGAAAAATTTGGTATGATAATAGGTGATGAAGCACATTTATTTAAAGCAATGTCATTAAAAAAACTTATGGAAAAGCTTGTATCTTGTAAATATAGAATTGGTTTAACAGGAACTTTAGATGGAACTAAAACACATAAACTTGTATTAGAGGGCTTATTTGGAGCTGTTAATAAAGTTGTATCTACAAGTGAATTACAAGAAAAGAAACAACTTGCTGAATTAAAAATTATATGTTTAGTGTTATCACACGATAAAACTGCTCGTCATTTTTTAAAAGATAAAAGTTACCAAGAAGAAATGGATTTTTTAGTTTCTAATGAAAAAAGAAATAAATATATAAGGAATCTATGTCTTTCTTTACAAGGCAATTCTTTATGTTTATTTCAGTACGTTGAAAAGCACGGTGAGATTCTTAAAGAGTTAATCGAAAATAAAGCACAAGATAGAAAAGTGTTTTATGTTCACGGAGGAGTAGATGCCGATATTAGAGAAGATATTAGAGCGATTACCGAAAAATCCAATAACGCTATCATTATTGCTAGCTATGGTGTCTTTTCCACTGGCGTTAATATTAGGAACCTTCACAACATTGTTTTCGCAAGTCCTTCTAAATCTCGTATTAGAAATTTACAATCTATTGGTCGTGGCCTTAGGTTAAAAGATAATAATTCAGCTGCTACTTTATATGATATTGCTGATGACATATCTTACACAAAAGACAAAGAGAACTTTACGCTTAAGCACTTTAAAGAAAGAATAAATATATACAATGATGAAGATTTTAATTACGAAATCCATAACGTGGAGTTAATCAATGACAAAACAAGAAATTGATATTATTAAGATAATTAAACTAGTCAACGGTGATGACATAGTTTGTGTTTTGCCTAAAGAACAATTAACAGAGAAATCTCCTCTATTAAGATTATCAAAACCATTACAAGTAAAATACGTTCCGCAACTTACTCCACAAGGTATAAAAGATTATGTTGCTTTAGTAAAGTGGACTGGTTATTCAAAAGATCAGATTGTAACTATCGCAAAAGATAAGATAATGACAATAACGAATGCCACCGACTCAATGACAAAGAGCTACCACCATATTGTAAAAGATTATGATAAAGAAAATCTTAAATCGCTTGATAATACAAAGTATCAAAAAGAAAGATTGAATGATAATGTTAATAAAGAAATAAACGAAATATTTGATGAATTTGAAGATGAGGAGTTTGACGGTACTTATAAAAAGACTCTACACTAACTTATAGTATCCTCTATCAACGCTCTACACGCTTCATTATATACAAATTTTCGTAAAAGTCAATGTTGAAATGAAAAAAGATGAATGGATTGTAAAAGTGACTTATAATAGTGATGATTGGAAAAAATATTGTGAACTTACCTATCCTTTTAAAGGAACTCCTAAAACACTCGAAAAAAAAATTTGGAAACACTACAATAAAAACTATGAAGACTATGGTAAAGCGGAAGCTGTAGAAGTGGAATTAATTGTGGATTAATTGGCTTAAAACATTGACTTTTTGAAAGGAATATAGTATATTATAATTATGGCAGCAAAAAAAGAACATTACGTAAATAACAAAGAATTTTTAGAGGCAATGAAAGCCTATAAAAAAGAAGTAAATAAAGCGAAGAAAGAAAAACGAGAAAAGCCACCAGTGACTGATTACATTGGTAGTTGTTTTTTAAAGATCGCAAATCACCTATCTTATAGACCTAATTTTATTAACTATACTTTTAGAGATGATATGATTAGTGATGGTATTGAAAACTGTTTACAATATTTGGACAATTTCAACCCAGCGAAATCAAGCAACCCTTTTGCTTACTTTACACAAATTATCTATTACGCATTTGTAAGAAGAATACAAAAAGAAAAGAAACAAACTACAATCAAACATAAGTTAATTATGGATAATAACTATGATGATGTAGCACTTCAACCAGGTGATGATAGCGAATTTAAAAATCAGTTTAGAGAATTTTTACAAAAAAATGTAAGAATGGAAGAACCAGTAAAAAAAGTTACTAAAAAGAAAAAAAAGAAAACCAGTAAAGCCACTCTAAACTTTTTTAATTAATTATGAAAATTGCTTTGTTAAACGATACGCATTTCGGTGCGAGGAACGATAGTCCAGCATTTTTGGATTACTTTATGCGTTTCTATAATGAGATATTTTTTCCTTATTTGGAAGAACATAATATCAAAACATTTGTTCATTTAGGTGATGTAGTTGATAGAAGAAAGTTTATTAACTTTAAAACAGCACATACCTTTAGACAAAAGTTTATGAAAAGACTATGGGAAGAACAAATTGATACTCATATCATATTAGGTAACCACGATACTTACTACAAGAACACGAATGAAGTCAATGCAATTACAGAATTGTGTACGACCTATGATGGTAAACACGAACCATGGATTTATGATAAAGCTCAAACTGTTAATCTTGGTGGATTAGATATTCTTTTTATTCCTTGGATATGTGATGAGAATTACGATCACTCTATTAAAGAAATAGAAACTACTAAAGCACAAGTTGCGTTTGGTCATTTAGAGATAAAAGGTTTTGAGATGCATAACGGCACTTACAACAATCAAGGTTTAGACAAGTCTATGTTTAAACGATTTGAAAAAGTTATCTCTGGTCACTTTCATAAAAAATCTGATGATGGTCAAATATATTATCTTGGTTCTCAATACGAAATTACTTGGTCAGATTATAAGTGTCCAAAAGGTTTTCATATCTTTGATACAGAAACAAGAGAACTAACAAGAATACCTAATCCAATTAGACTTCATAAAAAACTTATCTATAACGATAAGGAAAATGATTATACAAAAAAAGACTTAACACAATTTGAAAATACCTTTGTAAAAGTATTTGTTACAAACAAAACAAATGAAGAAATGTTTAACAATCTAATAGATAGATTACATAATACAGTAAACACACACGAAGTAAATATTATAGAAGATTTAAATACTGATATTACAGCATCGGTAAAAGAAAACATATTAGAACAAGGTGAAGATACACTTACATTTTTAGGTAATTATGTAGAACAAATAGATACTGATTTAGATAAAAACAAATTAAAGAAAGTTGTAAAAGAACTCTTTACTGAAGCAATTGAAAAATGATTTTATTTAAAAAGATAAGATGGAAGAATTTTCTTTCCACTGGTAACACACCTGTTGAAATAGATTTAAGAAAGTCACAATTAACTTTGATGATTGGCGCTAACGGTTCTGGTAAATCAACTATGTTAGACGCTTTATGTTTTGCGTTATTTAATAGACCATTTAGAAATATTAAAAAAGAACAGATAGTTAATACTATTAATGATGGCGATACAGTAGTTGAGGTAGAGTTTCAAGTTGGTACAAAGATGTATAAAATTATACGAGGTATCAAACCATCTATATTTGAAATTTACTGTGATGGCGTTTTACAAAACCAAGATGCGTCAAGTGTAGATTATCAAAATATTTTAGAAGATCAAATATTAAGATTAAATCACAGAGCATTTAAACAAATTGCAGTATTAGGTTCATCATCTTATCAGCCGTTTATGCAAATGAGACCAAGACATAGACGAGAAGTTGTAGAAGAAATATTAGATATAAGAGTTTTATCACATATGGACGTGTTAACAAGAAGTCAACAAACAGAACTTGGTAAAAAAATAGTAGAAGCTAGACACCAATGTGATTTAATCGAATCAAAATATGAATTAGAAACAAGACATTTTGAAGAACTAAAAAATAGAAGTATGGGTGACATTGATATTAAAAGAAGTAAACTACAACAAAACAATGACGCCAAAGAACAATATTTAAGAAAGA